TATCACCCACTATTCTTGAGCTGGTTATTGTAGTTCCTTCTATGTTTCCACCTTTGATGCTGTTTCCCTCGATTGATGAGCCTTTTATAATTCCCTTATTTACGGAAATACCGTTTTTATCAATAACGCAAAGTGTCTCATTATTTGTACTCTTTACAAGGATCTGACCGTCTCTCCCTGTTCCGTCTCCTCCAACCTCAAGAGTTCCACCTCTAATTCTGTCTGCAAGCATTGTACCGACATCAATGAATTCAGCCCTCAAGTGCCCGTCAATAGTCCACGCATTTAGATATTCTCCATTAACTCCGTTTCTGCTAAAGCCAATTCCGTTCTGATTTATCTGTATAACATTAACCGCTTGAGCCTTATTGGCAGTATCCATAACAAGAATTCGCCAAGGTTGTACCAAATCACCATTATCATTAAACGTGTCAAGCACCACTGCTCCACCTTTGACTCCTGTAATTGTCTTTAACCCATCATCTAACTTATTATTAATTGTTAGTGCCGTATCTTTGATCTCCCTAGTCATATTCTGCTCTAAAGCAAGAGAGGCGTCACTAACTTTTGCTGTATATGTGATTTGCCTCATTCCAAACGTGAACACATCTCTTTCCGGCTCATCCAAATGACTTTCTTTTTCAGTTACAAAATACATTGTCTCCAGCTTATGAAAAGGGCTGATTACTTTTGTATTTCTCCCTACCTTTATCGGACTCCTTGTATCATCTATATGTGATAAATCGACTGCAGATAACTTAAAACTATTAGGTAGCTCTTTACTTAGAATCTCTTTCCTTGCCTTCTTTATTAAGTTTTCAGGAAGAGTAACATCATCCCAAGACTTTGTGCCCACAATAACTCCGTATCGTTCTATGAGTGCCGGATTATCCACATAATCAATTCCACCGTTAACAGTTTTTATTGTTATAGCTACTTCATTGACCTTTGCTCCTGTTGGTATTAACCTTGTATAAAATTCATTATTGTTTTCACTTGACTCATAATCGATCAGGTTTTCATCAACACTAATTATCTGTGTATTATCGTCTCCATAAGTCCATATATAATCAAGAAAAATCACTCCGTTTTCATGTCTTGTCTTTAAATATCCTCCTAGCAGCTTTGTTAACTTTGCATCCAGTTCTTCAAGTGTCTTTGTATAACTATTGTTTTCTCTATGTATATAATCATTAGAATCCGATACTACAATACTTCCCGTGTATATTCTTTTTTCCGTCTCAACCTGTGCATTGTGGTTACCAAGAATATAATCAATATAACCTCTAACAGTACCGCTATAACCATATGGTACTTGTATTGAATCATTTAAAAGTCCAAGGTCTCCCTCACAAATAACAGTTTTAGTATTGTAGAAGTCCTTACTTATGTTGATAACTCTTCCATACCAAACTTCTTCACCATCTCTCTCAACGCTTATGTATGTCTTATACATAACAACATCTTCATAATTTGGATGAACGAGATTTATATCAAATTCTAATGTTCCGGACTTTCCTACAATTTCTTTTAAAACCGGTGTTACTACTTGATCGTCACTATAGGGTTCTGAGAGCATAAATGTTCTACCGTCTAATATTCCTTTTATGGCGTACATTAAAGCATTCCCCCTTTGTAAATAATAGAAATTACTCCGTTACCAATAAACCTATATACATTATCACCTTCTTTTGTTGCCAACCTGTAGATGTTGTTATTGCCCTGTACCAAGTTATAAGTAGCTCCGTTAAACTCCACTTGCATACTTGAGCTTGAAATAATCAAAGGTATTACCGGCTTGGCCAAACCTTTAATATTTAATGTATAGCTCCCATTAACAGCAATGTTCTTATATCTTCTAATAATGCCCGTTTTAAAATTAAACGGATTCCATAACCACTTATCTCCCAGCTCCGCATTAACCTCTACCTTATAAGGTTTGCACTCACATTCTATTGACACTATCGAGAAAGGCTTATATTCCTTGTCGAAAGACAACTTACATCTTCCCTCATAATAATAGCCCTTGTCATTATCAAGAATTATTCTATGATTTTCTCCATGTAAATAATTTGCAATCTTTGACATGTTAATTGCCCATTCATCTGCAGATATTTCTTTAACTAAAAAGGTAGCCGTTATCAAACGACTACCATACATAACCTTTCCAAAAACTTTTGTTAAATCTATAAATCCATCTGATCCACTTAATTTAACTATTTTAGTCTTTACTTCAGGAAAACCTACTTCTATATCTTTACAAATCAACCCAAAATCATTAAACGTATGTTTATTACCAAAGGTAATACCCATATTTCTCATTTCCATCATACAGCACCTCTTAATTCCAAGCTACTGGTAGATCCTAATGCACGATTTACTTCCGGGCTTGCTATTCTTCCAACTTTCTTGCCATCCATAACTATATAAAACTTAGATAACGCATCTGTTATATTGCCAAGTATATCAACTGATTCGCTTCCACTTGATGTAGAATCAATTGAATCCATCGTCAATTGAGTTGAACGTGCCTCTTGCATAATTCTTGCATTTACTTCGTCAAATGTAATAGACTTTGCGTTTCCGTTAATTCCTTCTGCAATTCCTGCCGGAATATACTTACCAATCTCGTCTCTCATAAGCCTTGAAGGAGAATGAATACCAAGGAAGTTCTTTGCCGCATCAAATGCTTCTTTAGCTGCATTCTTTGCCGCCTCTGCAACCTTTCCTGCTGCACTCTTTATTCCATTTGCCATTCCTTCAATAAGCTGTTTACCGATATCAATTAAATTAATGCTCTTTACCGTACTGATAATTTCACTTCCAAGCTTTGTCATCTCTGATATTACACTTGAAACTTTTCCTGCAATTCCACTTGCCAATCCTGCTATTATCTGAATACCTGCCTGCATAAGTTGAGTCTGTAGGACCATTATAGACTTGACTATACTTAATGCCAAATTCGCTATTGCTGATAATATCTGTGGCATTGCCTGCACAAGTCCGCTTAAAAGAGCTTCTATTATCTGTACTCCTGTTGCTAAAATACCCGGCAAATTTGCAATTAAAGTCTTTGCTATATCAATTATTATTTCAGTAGCCTTAGATACTAAACTTGGAAGATTTTGAGCAATTCCATTGATTAGTGATGTTATAATTTCAACTCCGGTTGTTATGATTGTTGGTAAAGCTGATACTAGTGCCTGTACCATATTTTGAATCACTTGAATAGCTGTCTCTATAATTTGTGGAAGTGAATTAACAATACCGTCGATTAGTGCATTTAATATTTCCATACCCTTTTCTAAAAACTCAGGAATACCATCTGCAATTTTTTGTACTAAACTCGACATTATTTCTGCCGTATTGCCAACCGCTTCACCATTAAGTGACATCATTCCTGTAATAAAGCCTGTAATTATTTGAATACCTGCTGTAATCAATTCAGGTAATGCATCCATAACAGTACTTATGATGTTTCCAATTGCATCCATCATTGATAATGCAATATCTACTTTTCCGCTCTCAAATCCTGATAATATTCCAAGTATCAAATCTGCTCCGGATTTCAACAACATCGGCAATGCTGTCGCTATCGCTGTTATTAGACCGCTTATAATTGTTCCTGCTGCTGAGATAATATTCGGTAGTGCTGACACAAGTCCTCTTACCAAATTTGTTATAATCTCAACACCACTCTGTAACAGCTGTGGTAAATTAGTTGATATTCCTGAATTTAATGATGTAACAAAGCTCATTGCCGAACCTTGCCAATCATAGTTAATCAGCGTGTTTGCAATCTCTGTAACCAAGTTTGTAATGACTGATAAAACCTTAGGAATACCTGCAACTATGCCTTCAGCTATTCCAACAACCAGTCCCGGAACTGCAGATAGTATATTACCAAGCATAGGAATAAGATTGTCAAAAACAAATGTAAATACACTTTCAGTTAATGCCTGTAATTTCGGGCCTATATCTTCACCAAGTGCAATAGATCCCATCAAATTTTGGGCCGCTGCCTTCATTGCAGACATAGATCCTTCAAATGTCGTTGCGCCCTCTCTTGCAGTTGTTCCTGTGACTCCTAATTCATCTTGTATGACATGAATTGCACTGTACACATCTGACAAGTTATTCATGTCATACTTTACTCCTGTCAGCTTTTGAGCATCTGCAAGCAAACGCTCCATCTCAGTTTTTGTACCACCATATCCCAACTTGAGATTATCCAGCATATTATAATTTCCTTTAGCAAAACCTTGGTACGCCATTTGGATACTGTCCATTGATGAGCCCATCTTATTTGCATTATCAGACATATCAATAATTGCTGTATTTGCTGCTTCTGCCGCCTTTGCTGTATCTCCACCTACGCCTTTAAGCAAAGCGGCGGCAAAGCTTGTTGAGGTTTGCATATAGTTATTTGCACTCATTCCGGCTGTCTTATATGCCTCATTTGCATACTTTATCATTGTATCAGAAGATTCCTTATACAATGTTTCTATACCACCTATAGACTGCTGCAATGCACTTCCTTCGCTAAGAGTAGACTTTATCAGCGCTCCAATTCCTGCTGCTGCAATCGCACCTTTAATAGCACCTGCAATATTTAGTCCTGCACTATTTCCTGCGCTCTCAGCCTCTCCACCAAGCTCTTCAGTCAACCTGCCCTTTATTCCATCTGCCGAAGGTATGATTTGCACATATGCCTTAGCAATTTCTGTTCCTGCCAAATGTTCACCCCCTCATCTTATTCCAGGCATTTTCAAAACTTTTGCCATCACTGAAACCAATAATATTATCTACATTATCAGCATTTTCAATTTCCTCAAATAGTGATTTAGGCTTGTTCCTATTCTTGGCCCCATCTCTTGTTTTCATCCAAACTATCAGCCTAAGATAATCAACAATCATCATCTTTAGCGCTTGATCAACGCTAAACTTTGCTCCTGACAGTAGCATCTTACTTCTACTATCTTCCCTTAACCCTGCTACTAATATAGCAATAAAAGAAGGCTCATATGCCTCATAGTTGTATATATGATACACTTCTGCAAGGTCGCATATCATAGCCTCTTCATTGCACATCATAGCAGCAAGGATTAAGAGTTTTTTAATTCTTTTACGCTCTCACAAACATCTGTGAATAGTTCACTTATTTTTTCTATTGGAACTCTACCCTTATCATCAGCTAAAAATTCCAACATTCTCTCGAACTGTTCCTCACCAAATATCTTTTCCATGGCTTCGGAATAAAGAGTGATATCATCATCTTTTGACGCTCTGGCCAACATTCTTATCATTCTAAAATCATTAAGATTTTTCTCATCGATCTCAAACTCAAAACCGTTCTTTGATTTTCCTGCTATCATTCTTTAACCCTTCTTCATATACTCAATATGTGTATTTCCGTCTGTATTCGGTAATGCCGAAACAGTAACCTGATAGCCTAATGCTTCACTGTCAGCATACTTGATTTCACCTGTTTCAGTTATCTTTCCATTAGGTATTACAACTCTTTTAGCAACATTGTCCCTAAGGATCATATCAATGACGTATACGGCCTCTTCTCTTTCCTTAGAGTTAGCCTTTATAGTAATGCCGGCAGAGATATCACCTGCAACATTATCCTCACCATATATCATTTTTAAAACTTCAACATTAAGTCCCTCAATCATTGTGAACTCAAATGTATCAGGTCTCTCTTTCTCAAACTCTAATACGGTATCGCCGCCCCATGCCTTAACCGAATCTGTTTCAGCCGAATTTGAATTTGTTACTCCATCCTCTGAAATATAACCAAGATTTTTAAATGCCTGGTCCAGCTCACTAACAGCATCTCCGGGTATCGCAGTGCCCAACGGTGCTCTAAACACCGCTCCACCTACCTTTGGTTTACCGGTGGTTACATTCTTAGCATTATTCTTAGACATTTTTGCTCCTTTCTAAATAAAAAGCATCCTGAATCAATCAGAATGCTTAATCAAAAAACACAATATTATATACAGCTTGGTATCTGTACCTTTTTGTTGCTGTATCTGTAAAATTATAATCACTATTCAGTTTACAGCTACTTATCTCAGGTAACTCTATAATCACATCCATTGCCTTTTTAACTTTATCGTTTAGCACTGCTGCATTAAGCAAAGTATCGGAATATGATTGTAATGCTACCGTTGCATGATAAATATAATCTTCCATTCCTGATGATGTCTTTTCAACAATAATGAACTCTTTTGGCGGACTTTCAGGAATTTCCGCATATACCTTTATCCCCAGCTTATCTCTTAGATATTTTATAATCCTACTTTCAATCATCTGTGAACCGCCCTTAACAAGGTATTATTCCTCATATTCATCTCATAACCTCGTCTATTTCTATTACTGACACTCGCATATGCTCTTGTACCTGCAATTCTAACTTCAAAGTCTCCGCCGGCCTCATTTGCTATTCTTGTAGCCTGTTCTTCTACACTTGATTGAATTTCTTCACTCTTAAGCATAGCCCTGATACCTGGACTGTTTAGTTCAATTCTTACTTTACCCATTGTATCTTTCCACCATGACTTTCTTATTCCAATCAAGTGGAATCAAGCTTTCAATTCCTTCCTGTGGAATACCAAATGTTTTCCAAGTGTTGCCAAAAAATCTAACTCTTTTATTTTCCCAATTATGATTATCACCTTTAGGAATTGCAAGAGTATAGACAGCTGTTCTTCCATAAAGCTGTGTAGAATCTGTGATATCGGTAGATGATGCAGGTGCAACCAAAACATTACTAATGACAACTTCTCTCTCAGTTAATATTTCTGCACCAAACTCATCTTCTCCATCTACAACTGTCTCAAGCAATACAACATCAATTCCCTTAATTCTCGCCATATAACTCTATCGTCCTCAATCTTTGCCTTCTAAGTCCCAGTCTTGAGAGTTCCGACTTTTTAATAAACAGACCTCCACCCGGAACAAGATAAGTTCCGGACATTGAATAACCAAGTGCCGATTCTGATATCTGTGTCATAGGCTCCGCATCTGTGGAAGTCATTAGAGTTCTTGCGATCACATCTACAATCACTGATTTAACAACACTCGCATAAGTCGCACTTGAATTTGCCATTAAGTCAATATCTTTACCATACTTAATCGCCTCTTCTCGTAAACTGTCGGACACTATAACAAGCAGCTCTACCGCTCTATCTCGTTCTTCAGTATTCTTAAATTTTCTCCATATCTTTTCAACATCTTCAAGCGTTGCCAGCTCACTCATCTTAATACCTACTTCTTCTTTGCTGTTTTAGCCTTGCTTGATGCAACATTTGCAGCAGATTCTTCAGATAAAGAATCTATCTCTCCTGCTTTTTCTTCAAGAGAATCAGAAGCTCTTACGAGCTCCCAATTTTCTCCACGAATCTCTGAATCTATATCAATGGTATTTCCTGTAATCACATTAATATACTTCATACCTATTCCTCTACAACTCTTGCAAAGTACTCCGGCACTAAGATTCCCCAACCGATATACACCTCAGCTCTGATATATACCTGATTATATCCCTTCAAGTCTTTTCCGCTATTATCCGGATCACCATACTGAATAATTTCCATCGGTATTTCCTTAGAAAATCCCCACTTAAAAGCATTTTGGAAATCTCCTGCTATTGCATGGTCCTTTACAGTAGCACCATTTACAGTACTATTTATATCAATAGGCCTACCGGCAAAAACTCCGGGATTTGCTCCAAATGCAAATTCAGGATACTGCTTGATTCCATTTGCCTTAATCTTTGCCATAGCACTTCCAAAAACTTTTGACAATGCAATTCCTGTGACATCTCCATCAGATCCGTCTACCAATGCAATAGCCGCCTCGAGATTATCGTCTGCATTGGCTGCTGCATAAACAACCTTCTGTGTTACCTTTGCATCAAAATGATTATTTCCAACTACTGTTGATGCCGTCTTTGTTCTTGGATTGATTCCGTGAAACGCAGCGAGATCAAGACCCTTTGCAACCTTTCTTGCAAAACCCTCATTAAATCCGGTTAAAATATCCACCTGTGCTTCCTCTGATGCATACATAAACTCATCAGACACTCTTGCGCCGTACTCAAACTTTATAGGTACAATAGTGAGCGGTTCAATGGAAATACCACCCTCCGACTTTTTTCCGTTCTCCGCAACAATGTCAATCTCATTGTCCATAGTGAAAATCATTTCCTTCATTCCATTAAAAGGAATAGCATCCTGTGCTGATAAAATTGCAAGTGATGACTTGCCCTTTACCTTACTAATTAAATCTGCAACTAATTCTGCATCAAAATAACTTCTTGCTGTATTTAACGCCATTTTTTAATCCTCCTTAAACCCTGATACTAATCTTTTAAAACTTTCTCTCTTTGAATCTATTCCCCCCTCCGAGTTCTTAAGTGGCGGAACAGTCCTATTACCTTTGATAAGCTTTGCAATACTAAGGGCATCTTCCAGAATACTTTTCTCATCCTCTCCCTTTAGTCTGTTTGCAAACTCATACGGCAAACCATTATCAAGTGCAATCTTTGTTCTTAGTTTTTCAACCTCATACACCTTGATTTTTGAATCTACATCTTCCTTTGACAGATAATCTTTATATTTCTCCTCTACCTGTTCAGGTGACATATAGCCTTTATACTTCTCAACCACCTCCTTTTCTGACAAGTACCCCTTATATTTCTTTTCCACCTGCTCAGGTGACATATAAGATTCATACTCTTTTCGTATTTCTTCCTGTGCAAGTCTGACAGGCTCTTTTATTGCCTCATCAAATGCCTCTTTTGTTTCAATTACTTTAAACTCCATCTTTCTCCTTTCCAACAAAGTGTTGTAATTTATAACTAAAAAAGACAAGCTTTTGCCTGTCTTAATAGCTCGCTGCTCTTCTTTTCTTTTTTTCCTTTGACTGCCTACATGACCAATGTGCAAGAATTGCACTCTCTAAAAGTGCAATCTCTATCCCTTCTTTATTAGCCTTATATCCAAAACCACCATTAGATCCGATTGCTCTCTTCTCACAGTTAGTAGTAGCTTGAACCATTGAAGGCTGTCCAAAATGACAAATGCTTTGACTCTCCAGAGCCTGTTCAAACATTGTATGTAGTGCAATTATATCCGCTGTCTTCGGTAGTACCGGCTTAATCCTTACCTTTGCATCTTTTAATGCATTGACAAGTAAAGCTTTTCCATTATCACCGTCAATAGTTATTGACTCAGCTTTAACTGTTTTTATCCATGCTACAATCCAATCAACGCCTGCTCTTATCGGCCTACAATCAATACCATCAATTAACACCTTATCATCCTTAGTCTTTACAGCTACAGATACAGCAACATTTAATCCATCATGTCCGAATTTAACCCCCACATGTATTCCACCAACCAACAAAGACTCCTTAAAATCTGACACCATCATTGCATTCCACTCTGTAAGTGTAATTGCTGATTTCTGATTGTACTTTATCCATAAGCCTAATCTCTGAATATTAAAGTCAATCTCATCCGGTCCGATTTCCGCCCTTATCTTTCTCTCTGTAAGAATTGTTCCAAGTGACGGATTTGTTAGATACCAGGCATCAACTTCGTTCTGACTAGTCATTTCATCAACCGCCCACTCAGCCCATCCTGAATCTTGATTTTGTCCCTGTAAAGTCTTGTCTCTATATTTTAAAAAAACAGTTCCCGCTGAAACTGCTGTTGGTGGTGTTCCCAAGTAAATAATTTGTGGATTCAAAGAATCTGACACAACATATTTTAAGGCCGTATCCTGGTCATCTGTATATTCCTGTGCCTCATCAATTACTACTAAGTCAAATCCCTCACCCAATCCACCTTTACTTGACCTGGTCCTGTAATTTATAACACCTTTTTTATCACCCTTAAGCATTTCAATCTTCTCAAGACCAAACTGCTTAGTTGTTTTATAATCCTCTTTTTCTTTGTATCCTGCTGCCGCTAAAAGCATACAAGTCTTTTCCCAAGAAGAATGAGATGTAGTTGTCCTATGGGCAGTATGTAGTATTTTTTCTCCACTAAGCAATCCCCACAATTCTCTTATATAAACAACTTCCGTCTTTCCATTTCTTCTCGGTAGTGAGTACCCATATTTAGTATGTGTCCACAGTCCATCTTTATTAAATGCCATAATGTCACATACCAACCTGACTTGCCACTCCTGTGCAACTCTACCGGTTTTATTATAAATCTCTACTGCATCATTGCCTTTTGTCTCCTCATAGTCTGAAACAACGGACTGCGTAGGTATTTGATTTCCTATCCGTTGTTGCATGCTTATCTACTCCTATTCTTTATACTATCATCTATCTTTTAGTATGAACATTCTTTACCTTAACTCTTGTAGGTATATATTGTACCTGACATCTGCAATTTGAATGTCTTCTAAAAACATCATTACCGGTATCTTTTACATCTTCATAGTCATATAGTCCAACGATTTTTTGACACCACTCACAGCATTTTCCAACCGATACCCTTTTAATTTTAGGTGCAAGACCTGCCTCACTATGAAAGTCTGCATTAACCTTAACAGCCTTATCAACTGCTGCCATAGATAAGTTTTCAACATGCTCCATAAAAGCGATACTCTTATCAAGATAACTCTTTGCATTAACAACTTCTACAACTATTCCTTCCGCTTTTCTATCATCAAAAAACGGTTTCAACGGCTTTAGTCCTATTCCGGCACTCTCATTTAATATTGCTTGAACCTGTTCACAAACTTCTGCTACCTTCTCATGATTATGCTTTAGTGAACCGGGTATTAAACTTTTCGCCACTTCGATAGGTACAATATCACCCATCATATTTTCCTTTAAATACTTATCAAGTATCTTTGCAATTATCTGTCCTGCTTTTGAAGAAAAAACACTTGCCTCAGCATAAGTAGCCGCACCTTTTTCAATCTTATCATATATGGATTTTAAGGAATTATCTTTTATAGCCTTGTTGTATTCATCTTTTATTTTACTGATAACATCACTCATAATACTTTCACTCAATCTTCTTTATGCCTGTTAAGTTTCTCAGGTTTTTTTCACTAATATAATCCGGTACGGCCTGATTAATCTTAATCACACCATCACCAATCGCAGAAAGCATTGCACTATCCGGCTCAAATATCGGCTCCCATTCTGCCGATGTTTTATAAAACGCTTTTCTCTCGTAATTAAAATCATCTCTAAAACATGCAGATACATATCCAACGTTTAAAAATCCGCTTCCAAAATTTCTCTGAGCTTTTCTTGCCAACAATCTTAAATTTTCATGTGATGCCTTTATTGCCTCTGCACTGGACGGATTATCTGTAACAAACCCCAAGTCATCAAGTGTCAATCCTGTTTCACCTGCAAACAATGCAGCAAACATTCTAAGCTGTTCAATATGTGGTGACATGCTCTGTTGTGAGAACTGTCCCATTGTCGGGACATCTCCGTCCTCATCCTTTGTAAATTCTATAAGTGAAGACATACTTGCTCTCCACTTCTCAAGAGGCTCTTGATCCGGATCAGTTCCAAGTACATACTTTTGAGGAAACGAATAAAATTCTGCTGATATTTCAGACCTCTTAATCGTTCTCAATGCTGAACCTACAATACTCATACAAGCCCTACTTATTCTTGAACGTCCAAACTCTCTTACTGCATCAGGTCTAAATATAATAGGCACTAATAAAGGATGCCCGACATTATTAGTTATAATCTCCGGTACTCTTTCACCTATCCTATATATTTCAGTTCGCCCTTCAACAAAATAAGCTTCGGTAACCGTTTTTCCATTTTTATCTTTTTCTAAAATTGCATATCCTTCTGTAAGCAAACCTGTAATAGGATTTATACATCCTGTTGCATTAGCTCCGTCAATAACCTGCAGTCTTGGATATCCCTTATCATCTCCTGATATATATACAAAACAACAAGATGATATTAGTGCAGATAATATTGCACTATCAAAAAACACATCCGGATTGTTAAGCTTGAAAATCTCATTGATATTAAATTTATTATCATCATCATCAAATTCCCTGAATATCAATCTATCTGCCAGAGTATCAACGGCCTTTGCGCACCACCCGATACTACCTACCCACTCCCTTAAACTTGGAGGTGTTGATATTTGAAAATCCCTAACTTTATTTTTCATTTCATAAAAATCATATCTTATCTTTACCCTGGTTTTCTTTAAAGCCAGCTTATTTCTAAGATATTCTATTCCATAAATTTGGCTCAATTACGTCCTCCTTTTATTTTCAGCGAGAAATATTCCCAGTACGGGCGTGGGGTACAAAGCAGTAAGGGGTGGGGGTACTATAGCCCCTCTATCCTTTATACTTTGACCAGTCAATTGTCTGCGGTAAAACTCTATTGCTTATAATCTCATCTACCTTAGCCACCGGCTTATCTGATTTTTCTTTAAGAATCTTATCGCTTTTCTCCCTGTTACAACACATATGTGCAAGTTGCAAATTGTCAATATCTGACGGATGTCCACCCTTGCTTACAGGTATAATATGGTCTATACACTTACTCATAGGGTTTGGCCACCTAAGACTCATGTCAACCGGCTTACCGCATATACCGCATATTGTTCGTGTTGCATATATCTTTCTCTTGTTCTTCTCAAACGCACCTCTATGCGTTCCGTCCTTGTCAGGTCTATTCCTTGCCGGCATTTAACACTCCTTATAACTTTAAAGAGCACCCCAATTTCTTGAGGTGCCCTTTAGGAGAAACACATGTCATTTCAATTCACAGCCCTTGGCCTGTGAATCTTATGATATCAATATATCACGTTTTTAACTTTATGAGTGACCCTCTTTTTTAAATCATTAGATTTTCTTTTTTCTTTGATAGCAAATAATAAAATCTTCTACGAGTTTCATAGTATTTTCTCCTGCTGCACGGCATTCCCATAACACTTCTTAAATACTGATATGTTACTCCTTCTTCTGTAATTGCTTTAAGTAAATATCTATATAAGTCTTTGTCTGTCTCCACAATAGTACTTTCTATAAGTTCACACTTATCTTTTAGAATAGTTCTTTTTATAGCAAGTGCCATTGTGCTGTCTCCTATCCCTTTCCCACCACCTCCACCACCTCCACTCTTTAAAGAATTAATTTTACTTGATAGTTCCTCCTTCCATTCACCATACTGCAAACAAAAATAATATAGTTCCCTTGCCTTCTTTACACTTATCCTATATTTTCCCCATTCTTCTTTATTTACCTTCACGATTTACCACCTCGCTTTACAGCTTTGCCATTTCTACTTCAAGTGCCTTTACTATTTCTGCAGCTCTTTTTTCTCCGACACCTTTTACACCTCTAACTATATCAGCAATGTATTGTATATCGATTCCCGGAACTGCTGCCTTGCCGTCTTCAAAACCACTCTTATATATACTCTTCACATAGTTATTCATTTGATTATGATCATATCTTTTTATTCGCTCATATTCTTTTCTGTTGATTACTATATCTTTTTGTATTGCCATAACTACTCCTCATATCTTTCTCTTTTAATTAAATGGTAGTCCCTCATCATCTACACCATCCGGTATATTCATAAATCCATCTGCATCCACACTTGAACTATGATTGCTTGTTGCTTTTGTATTTTCTCCTTTGCTATCTGCAAACTCCTGACTGTCAAGTATTACATCAGTTGTATATACTTTATGCCCCTCTCTATTGATATAGTTACCTGTCTGCAGTCTTCCTGATACTAAAACCCTCATCCCTTGTCTGAAATACTTCTCTGCAAATTCTGCTGCCTTTGAAAAGGCTACACAGTTTATAAAATCAGCTGATTGTTCTCCCTGCTTCTTTATAGCTCTATCAATAGCCAATGTATACCTTGCTACAGCCATGCTGTTTTCTCCGGATGTATATCTAATATCTGGATCTCTTGTGAGTCTACCCATCAATATTACTCTATTCACTTACTTTCTCCTTTATCTCCAGCCAAAGTCCTTTAACTCCATCTTTCTCATAGCAAAAATCTGTATCATATCCCTCAGCTTCGTATTCGTGCATCAGCTCTATTAAGTCGTCAGAATCTTTGCACCTGATGTATCTAATTTCTTCTAATATTTCTTTTCTTGTCATTGTTTTCTCCTTAATCTTAAAATCTTAATGCTTCGGCTTTCTTATATTCTCACTTATCCACATTTCATAAGGATTCTTAACCTCAGTACTTTCAAAAGATAGCCTATGAATTGTGGATAACTCTTTAATTTCTTTCCAAAGTTCCCAATCACTTAGCTTTTTACCCTTTGAATTTGTCCAGGCTGATTTTTCCCATTCTAAAATCCATCCGTTTTGAAATGCTCTAAAAACATACTCACACCTAGTAAATACTAGGACTGAACAACTTTTTGTTAATCTCTTCAACGCATCTTTCAATGCAAGCAATGTTAGTCTATTCTCTGTAGCTCTTTCCTCATACCCAACTCCACTTCTGGTTACGGGACTGCCATCTTTTTTTATAAATTCTATTACATAACCATAACCACCGTTTCTCTTTGCAGGCCCTCTTATAGATGTGGTTATGTAAATATTGACTCTACATTCTGTTTCCACTTAGTCTCCTCTCTTCCTACAGCTCCGGTACTTGGTAGCTTTTGCATCATATATCTTTGATATGGATAACCTGTAACAGGGTTTTCTCCTTGTATCACGCTATCAGCTATTATGTAGTATCCCTTCTTTGCCTTAGGCTCTTTCGGCCAACTCTTTCTAAGCATTATCTTGCTTTCTGCCTGTGGCTCTATCAGATTACCTCTGCTGCGTTTGTAACTAGACTTTCCCTCAGGATCCTTTGTCTCCGCTTTTACTATATATTCAGCCAATCTCTGATATGCCCCTTCTTCGTATAGATCAGTCAGAGCAATATGGCCATACTCCCAATATTTTCTTATAAGCTGAAGCATATTTACCGGATCAGTGATGTTTTCAACTATGATGTGATGATGTAGGGCATTTCCTTTTTTGCCCATCTCAGTAACTCCGATATACTTGAAACTTATCCCATGTTTTTTCAAATCCAGCCTCATCTTCTTGAAAAAATTGCTTAGCTGGTCTTTCGCCTCTTTGAAGTCTTCAGGTCTGAGTTCTTTTTTATACTTTAGTACGATATGCCAATCTCCTGCTTTGAAATTACCCAATATCAATCTTTGTATTTTTCTAACCCTGTTGGCATGATTCTGCTTTTTTATCACTTCCGGAGATGCCTTCTCTTTTTTCTCTCTGCTTTTCCCCGGAGCTCCATAGTTACCCGGATAAAAATTGTGAATCTCTATTATCTCTTTATTCTTTCCTAGGTTATAAATCTTTTTAACATACATTTTTCTACGCTCCTTAGTCGTAACTTTAATATTTTAATCAAGCAGTTAAAGGTGGATTTCACTTGGCAATTACCTTATGGTGTGGAGCTTCAATCGAACATAAACACCTTGCTCTATGCAGGCTATGCGGAGCGGTCGCTCAACCAAACTTCCATCCGATGGGACTCCTCTCTCCGCAAGTATTTCGAGCTTTCGCACGGTACATTGGCTGTCAGTTTCAAGGTGAGTGACATTCTGAACCAAGCGAATTTTCTGCACACTTCTCTCGACCAATTTTCTCGTACAGAGGTCTATACCAACATCATGCCTCGTTACGCCTTGTTGTCTCT